CTTTGTTTAACAAGTATTCGTATTCACCAGCGGCGTTAATAACCGCCAATGAAAACACGGACAAGAAGTCACCGGGCAAAGCCAAATATTTGTTGTTAGCGGTCAATGACCCAAGTACGTTCTTACGCAAAGACGGTAAATCAACTGCGTTATAAATACGCTCTTCAGCAAGCTGCACAAAATTGGGTATCTGCGAAATAAACGTTTGTTCGCTTGTTTCGGTGTATTCCTCAATCGCAGTAACTAATTGAGCGTAATTCATGTTTACGCCATCGGTCCACGAGCCATACGACCCTTAGTTGCCGCACCGTTGCCACGAGTTTCAATGCCATCAGCCTTTACATCATCACGCCCGGGGTTGCCCACGCTCACTCGCATTGCAAGAGTACGGGGGTTAACTTGCTCAGACGAAAGCGTATTTGGGTCAGGCTTACGACTGATTGCGTCTTTTACGTTTACAGCGCCACCTTTCATTGTGTGCGGTTCAGCGTAGATGCCAGCGTCGCCAACTTCTTTACCCATCATTTTTGCGCTAAATTTAGCCATGACCATCTCACTTTTGATTGTTGGCACGAGCCATATTGCGACCAACAGCTCGCATAGCTTGACCGGTTACGCCAGCGGATTTCTTGCCGCCTTTTTCAATACCCGCTGTCGGGCCTGAATCACCAAGGTTTTTACCCTTAGTTTTACCCTTACTTGCTACGCCATCAGCGCCACGTTTATAAGCCATTTTAAGCTCCTAAGTAACTGTTATTGTAACTGTACCAAGCTGACAATCAACTACTAAATTGTTTGGTGTTAAACCATCATCCCTTGCGCCGCCAACAGGGTTCCAGCCCCACTGAAATACCCTACTGCCACCTTCAGGAACGCCATAATCATTAATACTTGTTGTGCCTGTTAGACCAATTTGCAAACCACTATTGCCTGACACTTGATAGCTTACATCTGGTCTGGGTTCATGCACAGCTTGCGGGTCGTTAACTGGGTACATACCTAATTGCAATTGAGGCTGATCCGGGTCCCAACAGCTAGGGCAAACTTTAACCTCGTACAAATGCGTTTTTAAAACTTGTTTATGTAATTCTTTTAACTTATATCGTTGACCACATCGGTCACATTCTGCAATTGCGTACTTACCACTTGCGTATTTAGAGGGCATGACTCACCTCAATAAAACGTATTGCGTGGAACAAATCGTATTGATGCTTTTTCTCTATCTTCGTCTGCGGCTAACTGAAACTGTTGTTCGTAATCGGCTTTTAGACCAACAGCACGATTCATATCCATGTTTGGTAATTTAAGACTTAAGTAATAAGCCAGTCCAGCTACAAGGCATGGGATAAAACGAAACGGAATGTCTTGCGTGTTTACACCGCCACCACCGTCTTGCACTCTGCGTAAGCGCCAGTACACAAACGTATACTGATTGCCCGGTGCGTTAGGTGTAGGCCACACGTTTACATTAGGTAAGAATATTTGATACACAGACGCAGCGGTTGAGTGCAGAACTGCGGCGGTGTTGTTCTGCCCACGAAAGCAATTCAATAACTGGTTTCCGCTAACGTTTTGGTAAAGAATGACTTCGTTATCAATTTTGATGTAGCCTTGCGACGGTAGATTAACTGCTGACAACACATTGATGGTTGTAGCAGTAGATGAAATTGCGCCATCTAAAACTGCTGATGCAACAGCATTTGTGTTGCCCGACTGACGGTTAATCCACACCTGAATAGGACGACCCTGTGCGTTCTTTGTTGGGATCGTGGCATATGTTGATTCAGATATGCGGGTAATATTGATGTCAACTTGGTTAGCGCCAGACCCTGTACGGATTACTTGGTCAAGAAGATCAATCGTGTCTGTCGGTATTGGGTATGCAATCTGCCCTTGGACAAGCGGAAAAGAACCTTGATCAATTGTCCACAAGTTAATGCCACGGTTTGCCCATTCAATTGTCAGGATGTTTAAACTGCGCCGTGCGGTACGTAAGTCATACCCAGTACGCAATTCTTGCCCACAACGTTCAAACGCCTCTTCCACAAGTTCTGAAAGATCAAGATTAAATGCGTTTAAACCTGATGTAGCCATTATCTAAATCCTGATGTTTTCTTAGCTATCTTTTTAGGCTGGGCTACAAACTGTTTGCCTGCCGCCTTACCCGTGCGTTTTGCTTTAGTAGTGGCTGCGTACTCCGCAGGACTAAGGGACTCAATAGCTTTCTTAGGCAAATACCGCTCACCTGTCTCAGACGATTTTTTGCCTGACTTGGTTGTCCATTTTTGGTCACCCCAAGCTTTTAAAGATTGCTGCGGTGCAGCTAAACCGCCACCCGCTAATTTTTTACTGGCGCAATGAGCTTTTTCAGAAAAACCTTTAGGGCTTTTGCAGTTAATTGACTCTTTGCGCTTTTCTGTCCACTTCATTTATAACCGCCACCGGCTGCTTTGTATCTCTTTGCCATTAGCTGTGCTTTTCTCGCGCTCCATTTTCCAGCACCTGTACCCTGAACCGCCGCAGCTTTTACGCTATTAAAAATACTCTTACGCAAACTGGGCTTGGTGTAATTACCTGCTTCGTTAACTTTAGATTTTACTTCGCCGCCTTTCTTGTACACCTCAACGTCATTCGGGTTGTCCTTGCGAACAACCTTCTTACCCTTTGGCATCTTAGAAGGGTTAATGTCGCCCATACCACGCGAAGACATCATATCAATTCCTTAGCAAGTTTTCCCACCACGGCTCATTGCAACCATCGTGCCTTTAGTTTTACCTTTAGTAGCACAACCATCAGCGCGGCTTGATGCTGAACCACCCTTAGCCATTTTCTTTACTGAACCACCTTTCTTGTAGCCAGCGTCATTGTAAGCCTCGCCTTCTCTTGCTTTTTCAGACACAGAGTTACGCATCGTTGTGGCAGCTTTTTGCTGGTCACGAGCGGCTTTGCTCATAGTTGGCATAAGCCGAGTAATAGGGCTTTTTTCTTCGTTGATGCCCTCGACCATCATTGCTCGAGATTTATCAAGCTTTGCTTTTTCAGAAGAGGTAGGTTGACGATAATCAGTAGTTGCCATGATAACCCCTTAGCAAGACTTGCCGCCGGACTTCATTTTGACCATTGCGCCTTTGGTTTTGCCCTTAGACTCAATGCCGCCGCCCTTTGCCATCTTAGTCATGCCACCTTTTTTGGCAGCAAAAGCCGGGATTTTTTTACCGTCTTTCATGACCATTGGCATACCGCCTTTTTTTAGCTTGGACATATCTGATTTCTTGCCAGCGTGTAGCTGTGACTCGTGCATACCAACAGCTTTCTTAGTCATAGCTTTGTCTTGTTTCATGTCGCTTTTCATAGCACCACCTTCTTTAAAAAGATTCATTGAACCGTGATCGGTCTTTGGTTTGTTGATACCTTGTAAATCTGGCCTACTTTTTGATGTCTTAACTTTGTCAGCTTCAGCAAAGTCTTGTCCTACTGACTGCGGTACACCTGCTTTCTTTGCAAACTTAGGGTTGTTTGCCACAGCTTGCATAAACTTTTTCTGCTTGTCCGATACACTTGGCATTATTTGCCCCAGTGACCAACAACAAAGCCAACAAACCCAGTGACCGCGCTTACAGCACCGCCCGCCCACATCAACACTTTCCAGCCACCACGAGCTTCAGACAAAGTCTTTTGAATTTCCGCAAGAGATTCTTTGACTGTAGCCATGTCAGAGACCAGCTTGTCCATGTCTTCTTGCAAATGTTTAATGTCACTCGCGTGAGTAGCTAGTTCACGAGCGGTTTGTATTGGGTTAGATTCCATCAGCATTTCCAACGTTTGAGGCTTGCGGCTTTACGTGTTGGGCGACCCTTTTCATCCTTCATCGGACCGGGCATCCCAGACATGCGGGCGCAAAATGATTTTTTACGAGGACCGCCTTCAGGCTGTGGAGCCTTTAGGTTCGATCCGGTTGCTGCGTTGTACTTAGCGCGACCTTTGGCAGTTAAACCCGCTCCCTGCTTGACCGGCAGCTTTTCACCGCGACCTACAGCAAGAGATGGGGTTTTCTTAGCCATAGTAAATGTTCGCAGACGTAAGATTGGT